CACTGGACGCGGGACCGCGACGGTTACGCCGAAAACGGGTAGAGCCCGAAGCCATACGCAGGTCCCGGGCTCGGCGATGTTAGGGCCACCCCATCAGCGAGGAGCGCCCGAGATCCCCGGGACCTGCGCGGTGCAGCCTACGCTTTGGCTGTGGCCGCCGCAGTTCTCCCGCACCGCTACGCGATGGTCGCCGTCGACCAGGTGCAGCCGCACCCGCGCAACCCGAACCGGGGCGACGCCGACGCCGTAGCCGAGTCGATCGACGCCATCGGGTTCTATGGCGCGCTGATCGTCCACGGCCCGACCGGGAACATCCTGGCGGGGTCGCACCGCTGGGTCGCCGCGCAGACTGAGGGGCTCGCCGAGCTGCCCGCGCTGGTCTATGACGTCGATGAGGACACCGCCGAGCGGATCATGGTCGGCGATAACGAGTTCGCCCGGATGGCGCGGTGGGACATGGCCGGGCTCGTCTCGGTGCTGACGGACCTGTCGGCCTCGCCCGCGCAGCTCGCCGCGACCGGGTTCGACCAGAGCCGGTTCGCGGAGCTGGTCGCCAAGATGACCCCGGCGCCGCCCGATCAGTTCCCGGGCTTTGACGACGACCTGCCGACGAGCTACCGCTGCCCGTCGTGCGGCTATGAGTGGGCCGGGCAGCCCCGCCCCGGGGGTGAGCCGACGTGATGACGATGGCCGAGCTGACGCAGCTCGCCCCGAACGGCTGGACCGCCGCGTCGACGTTCAGCGGCACCGGGGGCAGCTCGACGGGCTACCGCATGGCCGGGTTCCGGGTGCTGTGGGCGTCCGAGTTCGTGCCCGCCGCCGCCGAGTCGTACCGGGCCAACGCCGACCCGTCGACGGTGCTGCACACCGGGGACATCCGCGAGCTGGACCCCGCGCAGCTCGTCGCGCCGGATCTGCTCGACGGCTCGCCGCCGTGCGCCGCGTTCAGCACCCAGGGCAAGCTGTCCGCGACGTGGGGCCAGGAGCGGTCCTACTCGGGCACGACCCAGCGCACCGATGACCTGTTCGATGAGTTCGCCCGGCTGGTCGAGGCGCTGCGGCCCAAGGTGTTCATCGCGGAGAACGTCTCCGGGCTCGTGCGCGGCGTCGCCAAGGGCTATTTCAAGCGGACCCTGGCCAGGCTCCGCGCGGCGGGCTACCGCGTAGAGGCGCGGCTGCTCGACGCGAGCTGGCTGGGCGCGGCGCAGGAGCGCCGCCGGATCATCTTCTGCGGGGTGCGCGACGACCTGGCCCTCGCGCCCGCGTTCCCCGCGCCGACCCCGCGGCGCCGCTCGATCCGCGACGCGCTCGGCGACGATTACGGCGGGCTGATCTGGCGGTGGGGCATCGCGGACCCGACCCGGCCCTGTCCGACGATCCAGACCAGCTACACGTCGCATAGCGAGCTGGCGGTGCTCGCGCCGCCGGGCACCGACGCCGACCCCGAGACCGGCCGCGACCTGCACGCCGGGCTCTCCCGGTACGCGGCCGCGCAGGCGCGAGCATTCCGCCGCGATCTGCCCGCCAGCTACGCGCTCGACGTGCGGCGGCTGACGCTCGGCGAGCTGCGCGCCCTCGCGGGGTTCCCGCCCGACTTCCGGCTGACCGGCAGCTACGATCAGCGCTGGGAGCGGATCGGCCGCGCCGTGCCGCCCGTCATGATGGCGCACATCGCCGAGGCGGTGCGCGACCGGATACTCGCGCCGCTGAGGGAGGCCGCGTGATCGCGCTGCTGTTCTGGGGCCTGCTCTGGGGCTGCCTGCTGGCCGGCCTGCTGATCGCGCTCGACGTCTACCTCGAGGCGAAGCGTGGCCGCCGCTGACGTCGCCGAGGGGTTCGGCCCCGGCGCGTGGCAGTTCACGCCCGACGTCGCCGACGTCTTCGGCGAGCACGTGCGCGCCTCGGTGCCGTTCTATGACGCGATGCAGGCGATCGTCGCCGAGGCGTCCGACTGGCTCGTCCCGGCGGGCGGGCACGTCGCCGATCTCGGCGCGTCGACCGGGATCACGTGCTGCGCGATCGCGGCGCGCCATCCTGAGCGGCGGATCGGGTTCGACCTGTACGACGAGTCAGAGGCGATGCTCAAGCACGCCGAGACCAACCTGCGGGCCGTGCCCGATCTCGGCGGGCACCGCACCGTGACCCATACGACCCGGATCGAGCAGGGCCCGTTTCAGCACTCCCCGGCCGACCTGACGCTGGCGCTGTTCGTGCTCCAGTTCCTGCCCAGCTCAGCGGACAGGGTCCGCGCGCTCAAGATGGCGCGCGAGCACGCCGCGCCGGGCGGGGCGCTGATCGTCGCCGAGAAGGTGCGGCTCGGCGACGTCCGCTGGGCCGAGATCGCCGCCGAGGTCTCGCACGACTGGAAGGCCGAGCGGGGCATCAGCGACGCCGCGATCCGGGCGAAGGCCCGCGCGCTGCGCGGGGTGCTGATCCCGTCGACCGTGCCGCAGCTCGCCGCGAGCATCCGCGCCGCCGGGTGGACGTCGCCCGAGATCCTGTTCCGCTGGCATCAGTGGGCGCTCGTCGGCGCGTTCGCGGTGCGGGGCTGACGTGGCCAGCCCGGAACCGGCCGACGTGCTGCGCGCCCAGGTCGACGCCGCCGCCGCGTTCGCCGACGCGATGCGGCCGATCGCCGAGGCGTATCTGCGCGCCTTCGCTCAGCTCGGCGAGAGCCTCGCCGTGTTCGGCCGTCAGCTCACCGCCGCGCTCGACGCGAGTCACGGGGAACGCGCCGAGCGGGGCGACCCGACCGGCGATCCTCCGTTGTCCCGTGGGTAGGCGCGGCCCGGCCCCGAGCCCGACGAGCCTGCGCGTCCTCAAGGGCGATCGCCCCTACCGGATCAACCAGGCCGAGCCGAAGCCGCGCGACGAGTCACCGGTGCCGCCGGGCTGGCTGTCGGCGAACGCCCGCGAGGAGTGGGAGCGGGTGATACCCGACCTGATCGCGATGAGGACCGCGAAGGCCGTCGACGCCGCCGGGCTCGCCGCGTACTGCGAGGCGGTCGCGCTGATGCGCGCGCTCGCCGAGCTGGTCGCGAAGACCGGCCCGCTGCTGGTCGGCCGTGACGGGCTCGTCCACAAGAACCCCGCCGTCAGCCAGCTACGCGACGCCAGCGCTTCGGTGCGCCTGTGGGCGCGCGAGTTCGGGTTCACGCCCGCCGCGCGGCAGCCGCTCCGCGTCGACGTCAATCATCACGGGCTCGCCGCCGAGCGGCTGCTGTCGTCCTGAGGGAGACGTCACGCCGTCAGACCTGACCAGGCCCCGCGTGCTGCTCTACTTCACCGACGCCGCCGACGCGCGACGCTTCGCCGACGCCGCCGCGCGGGGCGACGTGGCCACCCGATCCGGCCCCGGCGAGCGCTGGCGGCCGACCCGCACGACCGGCCCCGTGGTCGTCTATCCCGGGCCTGAGACGCGGGCAGGACCGGCATCAGACGACACCTGGAAGGGACCACCAACCAGAGATGACGTGCGATAACCGGCCCTGCTGTCCAAGTCTAGTGGTGGCCCCTGGGAGAATCCTGCGAACACCGCCCGTGATACGGAATCACTGCCCGTAGTCAACCCGTTGGAATAGATGAGGGGCACGACACGCGAGCCCCCGAGCGAAGGGACCACCCGACATGACCACCAACGACACCACCACCCAGGCCCCCGCCGACGCCGCCGAGGTTGCCAAGGCTCAGGCCGAGGCCGCGCAGGCGCTCGTCGCCGCGCAAGACGAGACGCTCGCGCGCGTCGACGCCGAGACCGCCGAGGGAGCGACCGTGACCCCGATCGCCTCAGCGTCTAGCTCGCGCGCGTCGCGAGCTGCCGCGAAGACTGCGCTCGACGCTGCGCTGGCCAAGGTCGGCGACGCGCCGAAGGGCAAGACCGCCGCCGCGACGTTCGCAGCGCAGACCAAGGCCGCGCAGGCCAAGATCCGCAAGGCCGCCGCCGAGGCGCTCGTCTCGGGGTCAGCCAAGACCGCCGCGTCCGCGTGGCTCGCCGCGCTGGCTGACGTGCCCGCGCCCGAGACGACGAGCACGAGCACGCGCACCCGCAAGCCCGCCGAGCCCAAGGCCGAGCCGAAGTTCCGGGGCGTCGTGCTCGACGGGTACGCGATCGTCAAGACGACCCCTGGTTTCGACCAGTTGCTCAGCGATGGCGCGAACGAGTCCGCGCCGAAGTGGCTGACGCGCTGCAACCTGCACGGCAAGACGACCGCAGCCGACAACCGCAAGGCCGGCCGGGGTCTGGGGTCTGCTGATCAGCGCGCGCAGTGGTGCGCGAGCTGCAAGACCGCAGCCGCCAAGGCCAGCGCGACCGCGAGCGAGTGAATCATGCGACTCGACGTGTACGACAGCCGCACGGGCGGCCCGACCACCTACATCATTCGCGACGTTAGCGCCGTCGACCTGGCTCAGATTCAGCTCGCGCTGATCTCGACGGGTCAGCCCGCGCTAGAGATCGCCAAGGTCTGGGTCGCGAACGAGCCCCCCGCCGCCGACAAGTAACGCGCGCTCGACGCGCGACGCGAGCCCCCGCCATCGTGCGGGGGCTTTCGCGTGTCTGCGCCGACGCGCTCAGATCGTCGCTGAGCGATCGCGAGCTGCGCGCGACTCATTGCACGCGAGATCCGCTGTCGGCGGCGCTGTCCCCGGACACAGCTCGATCCGGCGGGCATATCGCGCCGACTGCTGCGAGCAGCTCGACGCGCCCCCGCCGCGGCGCGGGTGTTCGACCGGAAAACCCCAGGTCAGCCGCGTTTTTCGGCATAACTCGGGCGGCCCAACCCGTTGTAATAAGTAGAGGGGCAGAGACAAGCCCCAGCCGGAAGGGACCACCTGAATGACGCGCTTCGCCGACACCCACACCCGCCTTACCGATGACGCCCGCCTGCGCGCCGAGCGCGACGCTGACGCCCGCGCGTTCGCCGCCCCGTTCGAGAAGATCCAGGCCAAGGCCCGCGCCAACCGTGACGCGCTGCTCGCCCCCCGCCGTGGATTCGCGTTCGCGATCGCCTAAGCCCGAGCCCCTGCGAGCCCCCGCCCAGTGCGGGGGCTTTCGCATGTCTGCGCCGCTACGATGGCGCGGGTGAGATCCGGCGCGCTGGTCGTCCTGTTCGCGCTCGTGATCGCCGGGTGCAGCTCGACGTCGAGCAGCCGACCGCCGTCGCCGCCGACGTCGAGCCGCACCGCCACGGCGGCGAGCTGCGCCTGGTACACCCCGACCGCGCTGCCGCAGGGCCAGCTCGTCATCCTCACCGCCGAGGGCAGCACGTGCGGCGCTGCCGCGCCCGTGGTCGAGTTCGCCGCCGAGAGGCTGCGCGCCGTCTGGTACTCCTCCGGGCTCGACTTCGGCGCTGAGGCGACGCTGATCGCGCAGCTCGCCAAGGGGCGGGTCGTCGTGCGGATCTTCCAGCTCGGCAACAGCGCGGCGGTGATGCGACGCGCCGGGCAGCTCGCCGACGACTTCGAGGCGGCGGGGTGGCGTCCCCAGGTGCCGACCGGCCCGCAGGGTCCCGTCCCGTCGATCAGCTACTCGACGGCTCTCGCGGCGAGCTGAGACGGACGCTGAGCCGCCGGGGCGTTCAGACGGGTGAACGCGCGCGACCTCCGCAGTCGGCGGCGCTGTCCCCGGTCACAGCTCGATCTGGCGGGCGTTTCGGCCAGGCTGCACAATCGACGCCATGACGAGCGTTGACCGCAGGCGGTTCGCACCCTGCGGCCGGACGTTCGACGGCGACACCTGCCTGCGGCGCGGCGAGCACTGGTGTCCCCCGCGCGCCGCGCACGTCGAGGCGTTTTTTAGCGAGCTGCTCGTCCACACCAAGGGCGACTTTGTGCGCCGCCCGTTCCTGCTCGCCGAGTGGGAGGCCCGCGAGATCGTGCGGCCCCTGTTCGGCACCGTCGAGTACGACCCGACCTGGGGCCGCTACGTCAGGCGGTATCGCGAGCTGTACCTCAGCACCGGGCGGAAGAACGGCAAGACGGAGATCATCGCCGGGATCGTGCTGTACCTGCTGGCCGCCGACGACGAGGCCAGCGCCGAGGTCTACGGCTTGGCCTTGGATAAGGACCAGGCGTCGCTCGCCTACCGCGTCGCGGCGCGCATGGTGCAGCTCTCCCCCGTGCTGGCCCAGCGGCTGACCGTCGCGAAGGCCGCCCGCCGCATCGTGGACGAGCACACCGCCTCGTTTTTCGCGGTCACCGCTGGCGACGCGATGGGCGCGCTCGGACCGAGCCCGCATGGTGCCTACATTGACGAGCTGCTCGCCCAGCCGAACCGCGAGCTGTACGACGCGCTGAGGACCGGGTTCGGGACCCGCGCGCAGCCGTTGCTGATCCTGGCCACGACCGCCGACAACGACCCCGCAGGCTTCGCCGCGTCCGAGCGCGCCTGGTCTGAGAAGGTGCTGGAAGATCCCGAGCTGGACCGCGCCCGCCTGGTCGTGCTGCACGCCGCGCCGCGCGACGCCGACTGGACAGCCGAGTCGACCTGGGCGATGGCGAACCCGGCGCTGGGCGACTACCTCGATCCGCGCATGTTGCGGGCCGAGGTCGCGAAGGCGATCGCGAACCCCGCCGCCGAGAGGGCGTTCCGGCAGTACCGGCTCAATCAGCAGTCGAGCCAGGCCGGGCGCGCCGTCGACCTGGCCGTCTGGGACGCGATCCCGGCCGGCCCCGCGGCACCCGACCTCGCGGGCCGGACCTGCTATGCCGGGCTCGACTTGGCGAGCACCATCGACTTGGCCAGCTACGCGCTCGACTTCCCCGATGGGACCGGCGGTCACGACGTGCTCTGGCGGGTGTTCTGTCCCGAGTCGACGCTGCCCGCGCTCGATCGGCGCACCGGGGGCAAGGCGTCGGTGTGGGCCGCCGAGGGGCTGCTCACCACCACCAGCGGAAACGTGATCGACTATGAGGCGATCAAGGTCGCGCTGCGCGCCGACGCCGAGCTGTACGACTTGCGAGAGGTCGCCTTTGACCGCTGGGGCGCCACCCAGATGTCTAGCGAGCTGATCGAGGAGGGAGTCAACCTGATCCAGATGGGCCAGGGCTTCGCCTCGATGAGCGGGCCGACCAAGGAGCTGCTCCGCATGATCGCGGCCGGGCTCTACCGCCACGGCGGTAACCCGCTGATCCGCTGGCAGGCCGGGAACCTGATCGTGCGCAGCGACGCCGCCGGGAACCTCAAGCCCGACAAGTCGCGCAGCGCCGACAAGATCGACTCGCTGGTGGCCGCGATCATGGCGCTTGACCGGGCCATCCGGCACGAGTCCGCACCGCAAGACGACTACCTCGCCGCAGGGTTCTAAGGAGGTCACCCGCATGGATGAGGACGAGCTGCAAGCCTGGCGCGAGCTGGCATCAGAGCACCTAGACCAGCAGGCGCACCGCGCCGCCGTGCTCCAGATGTACTACGACGGCGAGGAAGAGATCCCCGCCATGATCGAGACCGAGGAGCGGCGCGCGTTCCGGCGGCTGCTCCAGCAGTCGGGGGCCAACTGGTGCGAGCTGATCGTCAACGCCGTGGCCGAGCGGCTGCGGGTCGTCGGGTTCCGGTTCGCCGGGGCCGACGCCGACGCCTGGGCGATCTGGCAGGCGAGCCACATGGACGCCGACTCGCGGCTGGTCCAGAAGGACGCGCTCATCATGGGCAGCTCGTATGTCCTGGTGCAGCCCGACGACGACAACCCGACCGGCGTCACGATCACCGCCGAGAGCCCGCTTGAGGCGACCGTGATCTATGAGCCCGGCAGCCGCCGCCGCCGCGAAGCCGGATACAAGCGGTTCGGCCGGGGTCACGCCAAGACCGAGGTCCTGATCCTGCCCGACGTCATCGCGACGTGGGAGCCCGACGCGAGCGGCCCCGAGATCGCGCCGAACCCGGCGGGCGAGGTCGGCATGATCGAGATCCGGCCGCAGCCCCGCACGGTCGGCTGGCCGCGCTCGGAGCTGACGCCGTGCGTGCCGATTCAGGACCGGATCAATACGACGATCTTCGCCCGCATGGTCGCGACCGACTACGCGGCTTTCCGGCAGGCGTGGGCGACGGGCGTCAAGATGGCCCGGCAGGTGATCCGCGACCAGGACGGCAACGAGATCACGCGCGCCGTGCGCCCGTTCAATGTCGGGCCTGACCGGCTGCTGATCAACGAGAACCCCGATGGCCGGTTCGGCTCGTTCCCTGAGTCGACGCTCAAGGGCTACATCGACGCGGTGCAGCAGGACGTCGAGCAGATGGCCGCGATCACCCAGACCCCGCCGCACTACCTGCTCGGCACGATGATCAACGTGGGAGCCGACGCGATCAAGGCGGCCGAGACCGGGCTCGCCGCCAAGACCCTAGACCGCGCCCTGTTCATCGGCGAGGACTACGAGGAGACGATGCGGTGCGCGCTGCGGATGACGGGCAACCCCGCCGCCGCCGACGTCGCCGCCGAGGTCGTCTGGGCCGACACCGAGACCAGGTCCGAAGGGCAGCGCGTCGACGCGCTCGTCAAGATGGCGACGCTCGGCGTGCCGCGCCGCGTGCTCTGGGAGAAGTGGGGCGCGACCCCGCAGGAGATCGACCGCTGGGAGCAGCTCGCCGCGACCGAGCAGGCCAACAGCGCCGCGTCCGCAGCGGTCGCGCTCGGCGCGCCCGATGAGGCTTACGCGCGGCTGCTCGCGGCTGCTGGCAACGGGGGCGCGCCGTCGTGACGAGGCCGGTTGACAGAACGAGACAACCTGAGACATCACGGGTCATCCCGTGACGCCGCTCACCGCCGCCTACCGCGCCTCGCTGGCCGGCATCGTGTCGGGCACCCTCGCGCGGCTGCTCGTCGCGTGGCTCACGATCTGGGATCCTGAGCGCCCGCTGTGGTCGGCCGCGCGGCTCGGCGAGCTGGCCGCGACGATGACCGGCGGCGCGCAGGCCGCAGCCGCCGCGCAGTCGGTGCGCTGGCTCGCCGCGCTCACCGCCGACGCCTGGGACGTGCCCGTCGACACGATCACGCCCTACCGGGTGCCCGGCGGGCTCGTCGGCAGCTCTGCGGCAGGCTCGCCGCTGTCCGAGCTGACCGGCCTCGCCCCGGCCGTGTTCTGGTCGCGGCTGACGGGCGGCGCCGGTCGGCTCGCCGCGACCGCCGCGACCGCCGCATGGCTCGGACGTCTCGCCGCGTCCGAGCCCTACCGTGCGGCTAACCTCACCGTGGCGCATAACGCCCGAACTGACCGCAGGCTCACCGGCAGGACCCGCCGCGTCACCCGCCCCGGCGCGTGCTCGTTCTGCCTCGAGCTAGCCGCCCGGGGCTGGACTCCCGCCGCCGGGTTCGCCGCCCACGGGCACTGCGGTTGCACTGCCCAGCCCGAGATAGGAACGCCCCGATGAGCACACCGCCAGCGCCCCCCGCGCCCCCGACCCCGCCCGAGCCGCCCGCGCCGCAGGCCGACCCGCCGAAGCCCCCCGCGGCCGACCCGCCGAAGCCCGCCGACGATCTCGCCGAGCTGCGCCGCTCGCTCGACGCCGAGCGCACCGCCCGGCAGAAGGCCGAGACCGCCCTGACCAAGCTCCAGCAGCAGGGCATGACCGACGCCGAGAAGGCGATCGCCGAAGCCCGCGCCGAGGGCAAGGCCGAAGCCGCCGCCGACCACGCCCGCGCCCTGGCCGCCGCCGAGTTCCGCGCGCAGGCCGCCGGGAAGATCGCCGAGCCCGACGCCGCGCTGGAGCTGCTCGACCTGGCCAAGCTCGTGAAGGACGGCAAGCCCGACAAGGACGCGATCAGCGCCGCCGTGACGCGGCTCGCCGCCGTGCCCCCGGCCCCCGGTCACGTCCCGTCCGGCCCGCGCCAGCCCGCAGGCAACGGCGGGACCGACTGGCTCGGGCAGACGATCCGCGCGGGCGGCCGGTGACGAGCTGACCGAGGACGACCACGGCGACGCCGACGACGTGCCGCAGTGCCTTAACTGCCTGCGCCGTCCCGCCCGGCCCGGCTCGCTGTGGTGCTCGCGATTGTGCCGCGTGCTCGACTTCGGTCGGCGGCTGCGCCTATTCTGACCCCGATGCCGTGCGGCGGGATGCGGCGGCAGCCGGTAGCCGAACCCGGGTGCTTCACAAGGCGGGATGCCGAGGCCGGGCTAGCGTGCGGCGGGATGCGGCGCTAGCCCAGGTGGCGCGCAAAGCGGCGTGACTCTTCCCTGTCGTCACGCCTGAAAGGCCGCCCCCATGCCCCTGTCCGATTTCTCCGGCATCATTCCGCACGAGTACAGCCAGCAGATCATCCACGAGGTCGAGCAGCAGTCGGTCGTCCTCCAGCTCGCCCAGAAGATGCCCATGGGCACCAAGATCACCGAGCTGCCCGTGACCGGGGCGCTGCCGCGAGCCCAGTGGGTCACCGGGGCGAACGCGCCGCCCGCCGGGACCGGCCGCAAGCCGTACACCGATCTCAAGCTCCAGCCGCAGGTCGTCACCGCCGAGGAGATCGCCGCCGTGGTGGCGATTCCTGAGCAGTATCTCGATGACAACACGATCAACCTGTGGAACTGGGCGCGGCCCAAGATGGCCGAGGCGATCGCGGTTCGGCTCGATGAGACGGTGCTATTCGGCGGGGCGGGAATCCCGGCGACGTTCCCGGTCGGCGGGGTCTGCGCGGCGGCCTACTCGACCAACATCACGGTCGGCATTGACGCGGTGGACGGCGTGAATAAGGCGATGAGCGCCGTCGAGCTGCAAGGGCTCAACGTCACCGGCCATTCCGCCGACATCGGGGCCAAGGGCCAGTTCCGGGGCGTCCGCGACCAGAACGGCTCGCTCCTGCTCGGCACCGAGCAGGTCGGCAACATGCAGCGCCCGACGCTCTACGGCGCGCCGATCGCCTACGGGCAGTTCGCCAACATCGGGGCCACCGGAGCCGAGTTCATTACCGGCGCGTGGGACTACCTCGTGATGGGCGTCCGTCAGGACATCAGGTTCCGCATCGAACCGGCCGGCGTGATCGCCGACGCGGCCGGGGCCGTGCTCGTCTCGGGCTTCCAGGACAACGTCGTGCCGTGCAAGGTGTGGGCGCGGTTTGGCTGCACGATCGTCAAGCCCGTGACCCCGCGCGTGCCCGGCGGCGCGACCCCGTTCGCGCGGGTTCGCCTGTCGGCGCTCGTTCCGCCCGCCGAGGACGGCGGCGAGACGCGCAGCAAGGCCAGCTCCAAGTCGTGACGTCCTGGGAGTCGTGGGCGCCGCCGCTCGACCCGCCGGTAGCGGGCGGGCTGCCCGTCGATGAGGCGCAGCAGCTCGCCGACGCCTACTGGGACGACGAGCCGCACCTGGCCGCCGCTCTGATGTGGGAGAGCTACGCGGCGACGCTCACCCCGACCCCTTCGGTGTCCTCGGTGCAGACCGGGGCGCAGTCTGTCGCCTACCGGCCCGCGATGCCCGGCGGCGACTACGGTCTCGCGATCGCCCGCGCGCAGTGGCACCGCTCGTTCTGCGACATCGCCGACTCGGTGCCGCTGCTGCGCGAGCTGCCGATCCCGGTCAACCCGCTGCGCGCCGAGCCGTGGCGGTGGATGGCATGAGCCTGATGCTGGCGGTTGACCCGGTGGAGCTCTACCCGCCCGGCGGGCTCGACGCGCACGGGCAGCGCGAGCCCGGGGTCGTGCCGAGCTGGATCGGCGAGGGCAATCTCCAGCTCTTTCCCGGCCCCTCGGATCCGCGCGGCGCGGGCGGGGGCGGGCGCGGCGCTTACGAGCCCGCCGCCGACGAGGCCGGGAATCTCTACCTGCCGCCCGAGGCCGCGGTGACCGAAGGCATGGGCGCGGTGATCCGGGGCCGGGCCTACGTGCTGTCCCGGGTGCGGCAGGTGGTCGACCCGATCGGCGTCGGGGCCGGTCTCGGCTGCTGGACCGCGACCGTGACCGGGACCGGGAAGTGGGGCGGCGACGATGGCGGGTGAGGCGCGGTTCACCGTCACCAACGCGCGGGCGCGTCGGCTCGTCATCCAGCCCGAGATC